CCAGATTAAAAGTGTTGCATAAATACCACAAGTTATTGATATTGTTGTATAATAGCAACAGTTAATATAAATATAAAGGTCATATAGTCTGACCTAAATAATGTTAACTAGTGACATAATTCTGACACAATTTAAAGGTAGACTTCAAGCGAAGGTATATCTTAAATAATAGGTCATAGATTCTTACCTATATATATAGTATTGATAATGATTATCAGTATCATTCTAAGGTATGCGAGGTATAGGGCGAGTACCACCCCCCCACCCCCCACCCATATATATCATACACGCACAAAATATCCTGATAGTAGTGTTAACCAGTAACTGGCCCACTTCAAAGTAAGGTAATGTGATTAGGAAATCTAGGGAATATAAGGGAAAGAACTAAAAAGATGTTAACCAGTACCTCGCCTTACGTTAACTCCTGTCGGAGCTTACGAAGTATAGGTTGGATTGGTCGCCGCTTAAAGTTATGAGGGAGTGGTTGTTATGAATTGAATAATTCTATATAGGTATATAACCGCCCCAGGGGTTAATTACATTATACAGTTGAATATCGGTTTTGTCAATAAGAAAATTTATTATTATTTACTTGACAAATTGTTAACTAGATGTTATAATGGTAGTATGAGTTTTTTACAAACAACCGATAACAAAAAGAAAAGAAAACTAACTGAGAAACAAGAGAAGTTTTTATCATCTCTAGCTGGCGAAGCTAAAGGTGATGCTAAGACTGCTCTATCCTTAGCTGGGTACGAACAGACTTCTTACTATGCAGTACTAGATTCCCTTAAGGAAGAAGTAGTGGACGTAGCTAATAGTATATTAGCCCACAGTGCACCAAAGGCTGCCGCTAAGTTAGTAGAAGTTCTGGATAGTGATGCTCCGATACCACAAGTAGGAGCTAAGATACAAGCTGCTCAGACTTTATTAGATAGAGTTGGTATCAGTAAACGTGAAAGACTTGAAGTTAACCACAATCATCAGGGTGGTATTTTTTTATTACCTGATAAAGAAACAGTAACAATCAATGCTCAAGAAGCAGAATATGAGGAGATAAATAAAGATGGCTAAAAAAGAATTAACAGCTAAACAAAAGGCTACTATGAAAAAACATTCTGAACATCATAGTGCTAAGCACATGGCAGAAATGAAAAAAGCTATGTTAGCTGGCAAGACATTTACTCAAGCACACAATATAGCTAAGAAAAAAATAGGAGCCTAACTAGTGCAGAAAAGGAAGACAAGTTCTACTATTCCTTTTGGTTATAAAGAAGTTGAAGATAAACAAGGCTACATAGAAGATATACCTGAACAACTAGAAGCATTAGACAAAGCTAAGAAAAATATATTGAATGGGGCGTTATCCTTACGGGGTGCCGCCGAGCTAATAGAATTTGAGACAGGACGTAGTATATCTGCAGTTGGGTTAAAGAAGATAGTTGATAAAGAAAGAAAGAATAGTTTACTAGCTAAGCAAGCATGACTGACCCAGTAATAGAAAAAAAGAAACCTGGTAGACCCAAGGGTTCAACAGGTACTAGAACTTTAACTAGAGAGCATCAAGCTAAACTACAAGCGGCTAGAGAACTAAAAGCTAAAAAGAAAAAGATTGAGAAGCTAGAAGTAAAGCTATCACAAGAACGTGGTAAGTTTAAAGATAAGAAGGAAGCCTTAACATCTCCTGTCTTAACAGAAACAACCAAAGAAAATCTACCTTCAAAGGTTAAACAATTTATAGAAGAGAACAAAGAGTCAATTGTTTTCAAGCCAAACGTTGGACCACAAACAGATTTCTTAGCTGCGGCTGAGCAAGATGTATTATATGGTGGAGCTGCAGGTGGTGGTAAGTCTTACGCTATGCTAGTAGACCCTTTGAGGTTTATGCATAGACCTAGCCACAGGGCTTTGTTGCTAAGACGTTCTATGCCAGAACTAAGAGAACTTATAGATAAATCAAGAGAGCTGTATCCAAAAGCTTTTGTTGGTGCTAAGTTTAGAGAAGTAGAAAAGATTTGGAGATTCCCAAGTGGGGCTATGCTTGAGTTCGGATACCTTGACAGAGATGCCGATGTATACCGATATCAAGGACAAGCCTACAGTTGGATAGGGATAGATGAGTTAACTCAGTATCCCACAGAGTTCCCCCTTCAGTATTTGCAATCACGATTAAGAACAACCGACCCAGAAATCAAGACTTATATACGGTGCACTGCAAACCCTGGAGGTGTCGGAGGTAACTGGGTACGTAAAAGATATCTAGAACCTTCACCATCTAATGAAAGCTTTAAGGGCCCTGATGGTTTAACTCGTAAGTTTATACCAGCAAGACTTGAGGATAATCCTTACCTTGCTTCTGATGGACGCTATGAGCAAATGCTTATGTCGTTACCACCAATACAAAGACGACAGCTACTAGAAGGTAACTGGAATGTTAGTGAAGGTGCAGCCTTTGTTGAGTTTGATACTGANAAACATATCATACCACCATTNCAAATACCATACCACTGGCAAAAGTATAAAGGCATTGACTATGGTTATGCCGCCGAGTCTTGTGTTGTATGGGCAACGGTAGACCCTGAAGATGATACTATTATTATTTATCGTGAGTTATATCAAAAAGGATTAACTGGTGATGACCTTGGTGAATTAATTACTGAGATGGAACGAGATGAACGTAGGAGTATACCAGGAGTTCTTGATGGAGCTGCTTGGAATCGTACAGGAGTTGGTGGCCCTACAGTAGGAGAAACCCTAGTAAGAGCTGGACATAAACTAAGACCAGCAGATAAAAATAGAATACAAGGTAAGATACAACTACATGAAAAACTTAAAGCTAATAGAGATACTGGTAGACCTAAGCTACAGATTATGACTAACTGTGTTAATTTAATTAGAGAACTACAAAGTATTCCTATTGACCCTAACAGGCCAGAGGATGTTGACACTAAAGCATCTGACCATGCTTATGATGCCTTAAGATATTTAGTTATGTCTAGACCAAGAATGCCTAGTACATATAGAGAAATGGGTGAGATAAAAAGGTTCACACCTTCTGACCCAACATTTGGATATTAACAATATGCCCACCTACACATTTCAAAATAAGAAAACAAAAGAGGTATACGATATTGTTATGACCTACGATGAGTTTGTTAAGTATAATAAGAAACGAAGCGTAGAAAGAATCCTAAGACCAGCTAAGGTCTTTAGGTTAAATGATGGCGGTGCGGAGTCTCAGTTTAGAGAATGGTGTCGCCAACCTGCAACAGACATAGACACTAGCAAATCTAACAATTTTAGACAATCAAAAGAGGAGTATTTATTTTCAGATGTTAAAGATAAGTAAAGGCACAGAACTACACGGTAAACAAGTAAAGGTAGGTTTTTCTACTATTGATATAAAGGAACAAGCTCCTCAGTTTAAAAAAGATAACATGACTGATTGTTATGGTCAGTATACTCATAGAGAGAATCAAATTGAGATACAGCCTGGGCTTTCTAACATAGATGAAGCCAATACTTTACTGCATGAGATACTACATGTCTGTGTTTACATCTCATCTTTAAGTCAAGATGGTCAACCTTTGTCTAGTGATAACGATGAAGAAGTAACAGTTAATAGTTTAACTAACTACTTAGTACAAGTCTTTATGGATAATAAATGGATATTACCATATTTAAATAAAAAATTACTTGACAAGTAGGCTATATAGCTGTATAATAGAAACTAAGGTATTTTTTATATATTATATATAATGGGGATTTATGGACGAAGATAAAGATATTCAAGAAAAATCAGTAGAAGAAATAGCTAGAGAACAGGAAGCAACTAAGCTTTCTGCCTATATCTATAATAAATTCTTTGATTGTGAGACTGCTCGTAGAAGCGATGAAGATAGATGGTTAGAAGCTTATCATAATTATCGTGGCAAATACTACAAAGATGTTAAGTTTAGAGACCATGAAAAGTCTAGAGTATTCGTAAAAGTTACTAAAACTAAAGTATTAGCAGCGTATGGACAAATAACAGATGTTCTATTCTCTGCCAACAAGTTTCCCATCTCTGTAGAAGAGACCAGAATACCAGAAGGCATAGCAACGTTTGCTCACCTTAATCCCCTTAAAGAGCAATTGGGTGACGGTCTTCAGCAACCAGCTCCAAATATGGAAGCGGATGCTACTAACGAGACTCCTGCCCCCACACCTGATATTGCTCCACTGGGCTTTGAAGGAGATGGGAATACCCTGGAACCTGGAAGTACTTTCCAAGATGTAGAAGAAAAGTTTTTATCTTCTCTTTCAAAAGAATATGAAGGTGCTGAATTAGAAGAAGGACCAGCTCCTCTTCCTGAAATGCCACAGATTAAACCTGCACAAATAGCAGCTCGTCGTATGGAAAGATTAATGCACGATGAGATAGAAGAATCACATGGTGGTACAGAACTAAGAAATTCAATATTTGAATCAGTACTGTTAGGTACTGGAATTATTAAAGGGCCTTTTACTTTTAATAAAACTTTACATTCTTATGATAGAGGTGAGAATGGTGAAAGAATTTATAATCCTAAAACAGTTAAAGTTCCTAAACTTGAGTATGTAAGTTTATGGGATTTTTATCCTGACCCTAATGCAAGAGATATCGAAGAGTGTGAGTTTACAATTCAACGACATAAATTTAATAGAAATCAATTAAGGAATTTATTAAACCGACCCTTCTTTAATAAGAAAGCTATTCTTGAAACTTTACAAGATGGTCCTAATTATCAAGAGAGAAGTTACGAATCAAGTTTAGATGCAGGTGACAATGATTCAGACTATAGTAGTTCTTCTCGTTTTGAAGTACTAGAGTACTGGGGTATTGTAGATAAAACTACTCTTGAAGAATCTGGTATGATTATTCCAGATGAGTTTACAGAAGAAGACGAATTACAAATTAATGCTTGGGTAACAAACAATAGAGTGTTACGAATGGTTGTTAATCCATTTAAACCTTATCGTATTCCTTACCATGCATTTCCATATGAAAAGAATCCTTATAGTTTCTTTGGTATCGGTGTTCCAGAAAACATGGCAGATGCTCAAGCAATTATGAATGGACACGCAAGAATGGCAATTGACAATCTTGCATTATCAGGTTCACTGGTATTTGATATTGATGAATCAGCTTTAGTAGCTGGACAATCAATGGATG